ACCTGGATCGTTGACCAAAAAATATTGACTCGGCTCTCGCCCTCTTCGTTTGCCTCACGCTTATCGAGGTAACGCCGGTTGATTCTCTTGGCGTCTTTGAGGAATTTCTCGATGTCCTTTTCAGCCGCCTGAATTTCGGTGAGCCAAAGACGCTGTTTGCCCGAGGGCTCATCGCCAAACTGGCTTGCCTTCTCTATCTTGTCTTCAGCCATCTCTATTCCTTGCGCCTAGCCAATGCGTGCGCTTTTAACGGGTGCTGTGTGCCATAAATCTTCAAGTGAAAAGGCGTAATTAGCCCCTTGTGCCTGTTGTGGTTTTAACCCGCGTGTTGTTGGTTGGTCAACGCGTTGGGAATTTCGCCTCACTGTGGACAAAGCTAAATATCTGAACGCATCTGCAGCATGTGAGTGCTGGTCGTGCTTGGGTCTGCTTCTGTACATCTGGTTCTTTTCGTCCCACTCGCGGGAGTAGCCCCGCAGGTGCTCGATCCCGTCGTAGCACTTCTCCTGGTCAAACCAGGTGTATTGCAAGGTCTGGCGTGCAGCTTCGATGCCGTCCAGAACACTGAGCTCTGGCACAAGCTTGGGGATGATGCCGTTGGAGATAAAGGTCTCGATCATTGACTTGCCGGTCTGCAAGGACTTCGCGCGTGCATCGTGCGGCAGAAAAACGTCTTTGACTTTGCCCAGAGACCGGATCCAATCGATGTAATGGCCGATGGGTCTTGAGTCCGCTTCGTAGAAGTCGACCACGGCGATGCCGTTTGGTCTGTCTTGCCACACCCACCAGCTGCAGGAGTCGGTAAAACCCAAGTCGCCCACGACGTTCACCGGCATTTCGGGGTCGCGCTCCATGTAGGCGATGCGACCTTCGTCCTGGGCTTTGTCCAGGTCCTTGGCGTAGAAGGCGCCAGGCACGGCAGCTGTGAAATCGCACTCAAATTCGACGCGGTAGCTGTCTTCGGTCATCGCCGCTCTTGCGTCGGCCAATTCCTGCTCATCGAGAATGCCTGTCTTGGAGGCCGGGAGCTCGAGCAGGAGGTGCGTCTTGGGGTTGAGCCGTGCCTCTTCGCGCATGTTCCAGAAAAAGTTGCGCCCAGCCGGGGTCCCCGCAAAGATGGCCCAGCCCTTTCTGTCGGATAAGGCCGGTCTCAATACGGAGTACCAGGTGCTGGGTCGGATCTGGCCGGTTTCGTCGAGCACCACGGCGTCCAGGTAGAGGCCGCGCATGCTGTCGGGGTTGTCGGCGCCGCCTACGAATATCGTGGACTCATCGCCGCGTGCGTTGTGGATCGTGATCTTGAGCTCGGTCTCGTTGGGCTTCTTGCTTTGGTATTCCTTGGTCAGAAGCTTCAAGTATTCCCACGCTACCTTCTTGGCCTGTTCGCGGAATGGTGCGAGGTAGGCGACTTGCGGCCGGGGGTGTGGGCAGTCGAGTGCCGTGATGACCAGGTCGACGCACATGCCCACGGTCTTGCCGGCGCGTCGGTGGGCGACCACCACTGCCCAGCGCTTGTCGCGGTTATGTAGAGGTAGAAAGCAGCTTCGGGGGACATACTCTTTGAGGTTCAAGACTTCTTGCCCTCAAACTCGATCAGCATGTCAATCACATGCTTGGCCTTCTGTAGGTCTGCGATGCCGCCCTTGTCGCGAAAGCGCGTGACGTACTTGATCGCCGTGTGCTGGCACGCGTCCAGGTTGTTGGCCATGCTGTACTCCATCGGCTGGATGGCGAGCTTCTTGTAGTGATCGCCGCCGACCTGTGTGGCCAAGGCGCTTGGGGCCGGTGCCTCAAAGCCTGGGATGTTTGTTTGTGGGGTGCTGCGTAGCGTCTCTCGGATCTCTTCGATCATCCGAGTGCAGGCGCCTGTGCATGGAGTTGACGGGTGGTTACATCCTGGGATTGCGCATGAGGTCGTCATTGTGTTGAGATTCCTGAAACACTTTTCTTGGGGTATTGGATACGGGGGGAGGGGGACCCAGTGCCAGACCCCGCCCCCCACCTGCCGATCGAGGGGGGGTGGGGGTCGAAAGGCCGGAGCCCGAGGGCACGGGCACGGGCAGCACGCATGGCCAGGCACAGGGCCAGAGCTCGAGGCTTACTCACCTGCTCTCACCTGATTGATGCCTGGCATGCCGCCGGCGATAGGTGCTTCGGATTGAAAATCCGTAGCCAGCCGCGCCGTTGCTTGCTCTCCGCTCGTTTGTGTAGCTGGTGTGATGTCAATGACATCGCCGCCTATCTTTCGGCCGGCCAACCAGCCGAGGTCGACCTTGACTGCGCCGCCTCCCTCGCCGGTGATCTCAATAGGTATCACCCTGCTGACGACGGCCGCGTATATCTTCCGGTCCTCGATGCCGCCTAGTGCTCGCTCTATGAGCCAGCCAGCCAGGCCGTCTGGGTGACACTTGCCTGGTTCGATCGAGTCCATGACAGCCTGGCGTATCGAGCGCGTGACCTTGTTGGGCGTGCCAGGCGGTCGACCTCGCGCCGTCAGGTTTGCCAAGGACGCGGCGGCAGATCCTTTCCCCTTTTTTTCCTTGCCCTCCCTTTCCAGGGTACTCACGCCCTCTTGCATCTCAATCTCACCCCAATTTTTAATTGATAAGACATTCTCACCACACCTTGCACTTTCCACAACATGCGGGAAAAGCTACTTCGCCTTCGCAGCCACCAATCTCTGCGTGACTTGCTCCTTGGTCAGCTTGTGCTTTAAGCAGTGCAGAGCTCTGAACGATGAGCTGTCCTCGTACTTCTCTGCATAAGCTGGCGTCTTCGCCTCGAATGCTTCCCCGCACACTTTGCACCCTGAGCTCCAAACCCTGAGCTCAGTCATCGATCCATCCTTTCGCTGGTATGGCTCTTCACCAACCAGCTCAAACACCAACCCACTCTTTGCGATCACTTCCATTCCAACCTCACTAAAACGAACTTAACCGGGACAGGACATCAAGCGGGACAGGACATGTATTCATATATACATGTCCCGTTTGTCCCGCTTTTCCTGGTTGTCTGCGGGACACGTTTGTCCCGTTTGTCCCGCATGTCCCGCTCATTTGTCCCGCTCATGTCCCGCTCATTCCTTGAGAAAACCACAAATTTGCTCAAAAAGTAAGCAAAAACCACCCAAGCGGGACATAAGGAATTCTTTTGTCCCGCTCATACCTCGCCATTACGAGCCACCAGCTCGCCCATGTACTTGCCCCAATCTCGGTTAAACGCTTTGCGCTTGGCCTCGGCGTTCCCCGTGTGCAGCTCGTAGTACTTGAGTCGGACGTCTTCCCTGTTGCCTGTTTCCGAGGCCAGGATCGCGGTCTGAAGGATCCCTGTGTTCTTTGTGATGACTTGGCGCTCGGGCACCTCATCGGTCTCCTCAATCACGCAGCTGGTTAGCCGCTCATGCTCCTCGGCATCCGAGTCGAAGTCCGACATCGCGCCCAGGTCAATTGTCTTCAACTTAAAGTTGTACAAGTCGTAGTAGTCGCGCCCTTCCTTTTGCTTTTCTATCCTGAAGGTGCGGATGTCGTCGTTGCGGATGATGCTGATCTCGGCATCCATCGCGCCCTTCAGACTCGAGTGGCCTCTGGAGCCCTTGGTCTCGTCCTTGCCTGAGTGATGGATAAACATGACAGCGCACTGGAACTGCTCTTCTATCTTCTTGGCGTTGCTAATGACGGCGCCCATATCTTCAGAGGCGTTCTCGTTGCCGCCTGGCATCACCCGGTTAAGCGTGTCAACAATCACTAGCGCGAGTTCTTGGCCCACGCTATCTGTCACCATCTGCATGGTCTCGAGCAGGTCGTCCATGTCCTGGTGCGGGTCCAGCATGTTGACGGTCCTTTGCATGATGAGCAGATTCTCGAGCTCGTCCTCGGCCAGGTTGTTCTCGCGGATGTAGGCCATCGTCCTGGACGTCAGATCGCCCTCGGCCGCGATGATGAGCACCAGTCCCTTCTTGACCCTCTTGCCGCGATACTTATTGCCTCTGGCAATTGCTGCACCAATGTCGAACGCGGCGAATGACTTCCCTGAGCCTGGGGCGCCCCACATCACCACCAGGCCGCGCCTGGGGATTACATCCAGGACACGCCAGCCCACGCGCTGCTCACGCATCAAGTCAGCTGCGCGTAAGAACCTGAACCGCCCCCGACGCTCCTGTGCTTGGACCTGGATCTTTTCCTGGTGCTTGTGAATCAAGATGCTGTGGTCCACATTCGGGACCTTGGACTGCTCGCCCCTAACCTGGTTGTGCTCGAGGTCTAACGCCTGAGTGAACGCGTGCTGTGGCCGCGTCCTGCAGTGGTCATGCAAGCAAGTGAAGTTGCCGAAGTCAAAGCCGTTGAACTTGGGCAGCGTGTAGACGGTGGCCGTCTCACTTTCGCTCGGTCCCGAGTGCTCATCGGCGCAGGGGCAATGCACAGCAAAGCGCCCCCCGCCCAAGTCACGCTTAACCATACTGCGTGCAAGCAGCTCACGCAGGACAGGGTCGGTGCTCGATATCTGCGCCAGGTTCTTGGCCGTGCTTGCGCCCTCAGGCTTGAGCTCAGGCGCCTCGGCCAGCATGGCGTCTACGTCGATCGGCTCACCCTCGAAGAAGTAATCGGTCGACGTAAACATCGGTGTAAAAAAAGGCTGTTCGCCGCGATACACACTTGCATCAAACTTGATGCCTTGTATGTCGCGCTCAATCCTGGCTTGAACAGCCATGCACACACGGATCCTCTCTTCCCTGGTCATCTCTCTGGATGCCTCAAGGATGGCTCGCGCCCTGGGGGATTCTGGGGTGTGACTAGAGGTGGTGTAAGCAAATGCTGAATACGGGATCAACCAGGTGCGCAGTTCTATGAATGCTTCCTCACCTGGCATCCCATCGAAATCCATCGGGATGAATCGCGTGAGCTCTACGCTCTCTTTGGAGCGCTGGCCATTACTGAATGGTGCCGAGATATAGGTGTAGCCCTTGACGGCCGCTCGCTTAGATAAAACCTCGGTTTGGAATGCCCTGAAGTCGGCTGCCTGGCACTGCTTAGGCGTCGCATCGAACCGGCTCACGCCAAGCGAATATCTGATCACTGGTGATGGCTCTTCTTGAAGTACAGCGGACATTGATCACTCCCCTTTTTTCTTTGCACTTGTTCTCCCATCTACTTCAGGTGGCGGTCGGCTCGGGGAGGGAGAGTGAAGACCCAGCTCAATGCATGATCAGTGCGTGAGTGCCGACCGCCGTTGTCATTTTCTTATCTCATTGCTTTTTTAACAACGCTATGGGAATATCAAAGACCAGCAAGTTGGCGCAGGCTTAGCTTGACCCGGCGGCGCTTAGCCGCAGACAGCAATGCCGGCCAGTGCTTCTGAGGCACCAGGCCATTTGTGCCGCCCTCTTCTTTTGTGTACCCCCACCGAGTGATGGTTGACTTGGATACGTCAAGGATGCGAGAGACCTCAGCGTTGGTGCCAAACGCGGCAATAACGATCTGTGCCGGGGTTTTGGGTTCTATCTTTTCCATGATTTTTAATAGGTTGTTAATATCTCAATAGAGTAGTAAAATCGACACGAAACATCCACTCACGGGAATGTCAAACACAAACAAGATCATGAACACAAAACCGCACTCGTTCAACAAGCAATGGTTTATTGGAAGACTTCAGGCCATCAAGATTTCGCAGCGCACGCTGGCGAAAATGATTGACCTGGATCCCTCGGCCGTTACGTTGATGTTAAGCGGCAGACGGAAAATCACCACCGGCGAGGTTCACAAAATCGCCAACATCTTCAACGTCTCTGTGGCCGAGGTCATGCGCCACGCAGGCATCGATGTCACCGATGACGTTCGCAAGGTAAAAATCAAAGGTTTCATAGGCGAGAAGTCACGCGTGACTTTCTCTAATGACAAGACGCTCGAGACCGCTATTGCCCCGGCCGATGTGCCAGCTGATTCATTTTGCCTACAGGTACGCCAGCCTGGTGCAAGCCAAGACGGATGGCTAGTCTTTGTCTCTGGCGAGAAGACAACGGGACAGAACGTAATCGATCGCCCAGCGCTTGTGCAGCTCACCGAGCAGGAGCACCTAACCTGCCTGGTACGCCGTGGGTACAAGGCCAACACAGTCAACATCTACCCACTAAATGCAACGGCCGATCCCCTAGAGAACCAGGTCATCGCCTGGGCAAGCCCAGTGCTCTGGATCCGCCCCCTATAGCAGCACCCCACGGAATAGTTAAAAGCTATCGATCCCTAATTTCAATAAATATAAATATTCCTCTTTGTGTTGTGATTTTCTCAATGCCATGCTGTAATGGCATCAGTTCAACACAAACACAAACGGGGAAAGCAACATGAAATATCTAAACATCTACACAAAAACCACTCCATCAATTTACGTTTGCAGCATTTGCAAGACAACAGACAAAGAGAGTTTGGACAGAGCGCATGAGGCTTATCCCGATTACCGATGGGAATGGGATGGCGTGAATCAACCAAAAATTAAAAACAAAAAATTTGCAGGATCAAATTCTGTCGCGATCAACATCAACATTTTTTAATAATGGGGGCGCAAGCCCCACCTAACAGCGGAGAACACGAAATGAAAGACGCACTCATCGCAACAGCCATCGTCATGTTTGCCTACGGAATCATGACCGAGCTCTACCGCAGTTTCCCCAAATTCAAAAATTTTATGAACGTCTGCATGCACGCCCTGGTGATCACGGTCTCGATCGCAGGCGCTGCGATTGGCATCTCGAGCTATGGCTTGCTTGGAATATTTCTGGGTCTTGGCTGCGCTTGGTTGGCCATCAATATTTCTTATCACTTCTTTTTTCAAAACCACAACGCCTAACTTTTGGAGAACACAAGAATGGCACGCAACGACAACTGGGGACACCTCCCCGATTACTCGCACCAAAACCACACCTTGAAGTTCACACGCAGGGCAAGCGGCTTAGACACCTATCACGCACCACAGGAGCGTATACCTTTTGGCGCATGGCTGGGCGGTGTGTGTTTTGCGCTGGGTATGGTAGGGGTCATGTGGCTCGGCTACTTTGCTGGTTTTAGCATCGAATCACAATTGGTTTAAGGCTTTTGAAATTTCGGTTTGGTTTTAACTATAACTTGTGCTGCCTCATTTAAACAAAAACACAGGAACCTAGAAAATGGATTTGCACGAATTATTTGACGCGCTGAAAGCCGCAAACGAACTAGAAGTACAAGCAAAGAAAATGAAAGCTCAGGCGAGCATAAAGATGCTCGACTCAATTGGTACAAGGATGCAGGCCACAAGCCTGTACTCCTACAGGGCCGACCCAGGCGCCTTAATGATGGCGACAATGAGCTGGCCCACAGAGATCCAGCCCGCCTACTTGGGCCCAGTGCTGGACGAAGACAGGATCAGAAAAATTAGACAAGAGATGCCGCTGCTCTGGCAACAGATCGAGCACCTGGTCGAGATCGAATTTAAAGAAGTAAAAATTTCGTTCTGTCTTGAATAAAGTAGAGCAGCTGGGATTCATGCCAGCTGCCTACAAGACTTATGGAGATTGTCATGCAGTATGAACATGTGATCGAACTCGACACCCGCGACTCGCAGGACATGATCGAGGTGTTTGACCAGGAAGGCCGCGAGGAATTCTTTAACGAGATGCGGCTGTATCACCTGAGTGGCTACCATCATGTCCTGGACGATTTCGAGCTAGTCGATTGCATCTACGGCCAAATGATGATTGATGGCCCCTACGTCGCGTGGCTTGATCGAGACCGGCTTGTAGTTGGCCTTGCCTGCGCAATTTTGCACTGAGGAAATTATGAACAAATTTGCCCGCTTTCTTTTGCAGTCCTTTGTAGCTTTATCGATCGTCGCGGCGTGCTTTTTTGGCGTGGACGCCATCGCACAGAGCTGCACTACCTACTACGACCACAACACAGGCCGGTTTTGCACTGTATGCATAGCGCCTGGTGGCACACCTGTCGTTAATTGTTTTTAATGGAGTGTTGAGATTATGACAACAGCTAAGGAATTAACCAACGAATGGCTCGCAGCTAAGACCGATGAGCGCCTGGCCAACCTGCGCCGCATTGCGGTCGAGGAGCAGCTGGTCAAGCTTGTAAACACCAAGGAAGAGGGCTCCACCACGACCGACATCGGTGACGGCATCAAGATCACCACGGTCGGCAAGCTTTCCTACAAGGTGGACCGCATCAAGCTCGATGAGATGACCGAGAGCTGGCCAGACGACATTCGTCCACTGCGCCTCGAGCTTAAGGTTGACGAGACGCGCCTTAAAAAAATCCGTTCAGAGCAACCCGCGCTCTGGTCCCAAATCGCCCGCGCTGTTGAGGTTAAGCCTCAGAAGACTGGCGTCTCTATTGAAATTGAGGAGTGAAACTATGTCGTTCGATTTAAGCAGTATCAGCAAGACCAAGCGCATGGAGGCGCCAAAGATCCTCCTGGCCGGCGAGCCCAAGATTGGCAAGTCAACCTTCGCCGCGATGGCGCCGAACTCGATCGGCATATTGACCGAAGACGGCATGAGCGGCATTGACGCCGACGCCTTCCCGATTGCTCAGTCTTTAGACGACATCTATTCCGCGATCGGCACGCTACTAAATGACGATCACAAGTTCGAGAACGTCTTTCTCGACAGCCTCGACTGGTGTGAGCCACTGATCCAGGCGCATGTCTGCAAGGCCAACGGCTGGAAGGACATCGAGACGCCAGGCTTTGGCAA